TTTGGACAACTTGCCAAAATTCGTCAGACACAAGAGGATGTCGTTCATTGTTAACATCTTTGAAATTGTATAATTTTTCCATTGAAGTATAAAAGTCGTATGGAGTATTTTTATGATGATTAGAAGCCAAAATCCTGCTTGCCAATTCTCCATAATCCCCATGTGTTGTTATAAGAGATGCACATTGTTGGGCAGTAAGTTCATCTATTTGCGTCGTTGGTATATTATCATATAATCTGTCAATGATTTTTTGAACAAGGTTTGTGTAATTAACATGTAAATCATCGCTACCAAGTTTTTTAACCCTTGTTAATATCTTGTCAAAAGATATGATTTGTTTTTCGCCGTTTCTTTTAATAACATAATCTTCTGTATTCATTGATATTTTTGTATATTGTTTAAATTTTAAATAGTGATTTTATAAATATTAATTTTAATACTTATAAAATCATTTTCGGCGTTTTCTTGTTTTATACCTTTTTGTTTTTCTAAATTTGTTTGTTTTCCTCCCAGCACCACGTCTGTTTTTCCGAATTCGTCTAATTCGTTGTCTTTTTTTCGCTCTCTGAGCAGGTGATTTTGTATATTTTTTGATTTTCTTTTTTTTCGGTACTTTCGTTTCCTTCATCTCGTCCTTCGTTTCCTTCATCTCGTCCTTCGTTTCCTTCATCTCGTCCTTCGTTTCCTTCATCTCGTCCTTCGTTTCTTTTGTCTCGCTCGTAGATTTAACTTCTTCTCCTTCAACACCTATACATGCTAAAGATAACAAATCTTTACGTTCTGTTCCCTTTTTACCTATACAACTAATTGCATATGACCTTAATTCTCCACTTCTTTCTCTCCTTCTTCTGCTACCTCTTCTGTTCGACATTATAGTTACATATATATGATAAAATAATATTTGATTAATTATATATGGCAAATGAATATTGCTTGAAACTTGTATTACTTTCATTGGGGGTTTTAGGAGTATGGGTTGTTTTAAATAGGAAAACAGAAGGTTTTACAAATATAACGAATGGAAATTTCCCCGAAAGTTTGAAAAATGAATTTGGACTTTTTCCACAAAGCTTGCAGACAGCATTATTGCATCCTGGTTATAAAATAAAAAATAATCAACAAATATCTTTTCTGAATATGAAACAACAAAGAAAGGGAGAATTTCGGAAATTATATCCTACATTTGCCGTAGGTTCTTATAAGCAAAAAACAAATAATAAAAAATGTTGGACCATGCCTTGCAATGGCACTCCGTCGGATATATGCAGTGGAATGAATGAAAAAAAACAATGCGAAAATGAAATGCCATTGTCTCCTCCTATACAAAATTGTCGTAGAGTAAATTATTTTTGCGGTATTTCTAAAAATCAGTAGTAGTATTTTCAAATGTTCGAGGTATCAATGTTAATAGTATGTTGTAATTTTGACAAAGGTGGCAACGTGGGTTTTGATGGAGTAGTTATTTGGATGGATTTCTTGACGCGCTTCTTGGGTTTGCGATGCTCGAATCCACTTTCTCTTTCTTTTAAAATAATATCCCATAATTCAGCGAATTCATGTTTTATTTCATTAAACCAAGGTTTATTTTGTCTTACTAAAACGCAAGACCATTTCTCCATTCTCCAATATGTATCATTTATCCATGTTAAATTGGAGTGTTTATCGATAATTTCATCACGCCATTTTTCGTAATCTTCAAAATTATCAATATCCAATGGTGTATATTCATAGACTGGTTTTTTCCCATCATTGAAACATAAAATAACGCCCTTTTTTTCGTCATTTTGGCTTTTGTCGAAGGTACCATCTTCCTTAAAAGATAATTCCGACTCATATTCTTTAAAAGCCGTTTCCAAAAAATCGCATTCTGGTAAATCCAATACTTCCATTTGCATTTGCATTTGCACCCAGTAATCTTTTTTTGGGATTCCGCATATTTTCCGAGTGGTTGGGTTTTTAATTTCCAATAGGCGCCCATATCTCGGATTATTTTCTTTAACATTGATGCCATCTGGAGAAGCCGCGAGATGAGGATACTTGTCGCTTTCTATGCAACCGAATTCACCCACCTTGGTGTTAAATTTCTGTTCATACAATAATATTGAGAGTGGTTCAAATTTATGACCATGATGCATTGCTGATGTAATATTTACACTCATGCCTTTTGATGCGCTTATTGGTTTACATTTTGAAAATATTATTTGGTTTTTTTCAGCATCGCTTCCTAGTGCTTTATACGCGCTACTTGCTGTAATATGTAACCATCTAAATTCATACCATGGCTTTGTGCCTTGTTCATGTGTGTCCTTTTTCTTAATGTTCGCAATAATTTTTGAAAAATTATTGCGATTTTTTGGAAAAGTAATTTTGGTTGTTTCTGAACGTTTAATACCATAAAATTCGAAATAACTATATATACCTTCATCAATTAATTCAGAAAGCGGTACATCCATCATATCTTCAATATTATTGTATAATTCTGAGAATATTCCATATGTATATTTATAAACGCGGTGATTGAAATCTTTAAAACGATATTCTTCTATATTTCCAGTAATAAACTCATCGATAATCAAATAAACACACTCCCTAAGTTCATCAATATCTGTTTCATTTACAATGGATGGGGCAGATATTTTATTTAGGATATCTACCAAAGGAAGAAGTGTATTGGTATTCATGTATAATACATTATACATCTTCTTTTAAATGGATGTCAATTTTATTTTTATTTTTTTTTGGTGGCAATCCTTTTAATGTGGACTTTTTTTTATCTAAATTTCTTAATGTAAATTTTTTCTTAATTTTGTTGAATTTCAAACCTGGAATTGTTTTAATTTTCTCATTTTTAACATCGTATATGACATCTTTAACTCTTTGAAGTTTCTTTTTATGCAAACATGAAATTAAATATTTTGAAAGTTGCAATTTTTCTTTAATGGGAATTTTATTCTCTTCTGAAAATTCATTAACAAATAATGCGATTTTTTTTAATTTGGTAGACCTGCCTAGTTTGCTCCAAGGCTGTTTTTTGTTTGAGGCATTTTCTTTTTGAAGGAATTCTTCAAGATTGGCGGTATTTTGTTTATTCGAATCTATTTTGGAATTACCATTTAAAAGCATTGTTTGGTATTTTATGTTTTTGAGTTCTTGGCATTCGTCTGTCATTATATAAATATAAACCAATGGCTCTATATTATTTTTGGTAAGTTGATGATAAATTTAGCTAAATTTTGCAAAGGTTTATTTAAAACGGATAAAACGTAAATTTCCCCAACAATAATACTAATTGTTAAAATAATACCAATTATAAAGGATATTGGTTTCGAATATTGGAAGGATTTGTGTTTTAGAATTATATTTGTTTTATCCATAATCCAAGATATTAATCGCGAAGGTAATAAATATGTCATTAATATCATAACAAATGCCATCGACCACCCTGCGATTATACTATTTTTTGTTTTTGTTTTTGTAGATATAATAAAACTAACTCCCAATAATGCAATATAATTAATTAATGTTTTACTATAAACCCCAAAAGTTGATGTTGGTGATTGTAGATATAGATTATTCCATAAACCCCCATACCAACTTAATAAATTTGCGATTAAATCTATATTTGGCATATATCCTTGAAGAAACATATAATATTTTAATTTTAATAAGAAAAATGGTATGATAATGACAAACACTAAGATGAACATTACGAATCCTTTTAAGGATTTTGTATAATCCACGGGATGTATATTTTTCTTTGATAAATTAATTATATTTTGAGAATTTTTATTCATATATTATATGAATAGAAAAGTATATTTAGCAAAGAAGAAAGAGAAAAAAAATATTTCACATTGGGATAATAAAGAATATTTATTGGATATAAAAAACCACATATCAATTGTGAATCGCGTTTTTCTTGATGAATCGTTTAATGGTTGTGATTCTGTTAAAACGGCTGTTCGCAAAAAAATACAGAGTTATAAACAACAAGATATCAAAAAAAACAAATTTTCTAAGGAAAACTTTATAAAAGAATATCAATTGTATGAAAAATTAGTTATTTCAAAATTAAAATGTCATTATTGTAAAGAAAAAACTTTGTTAATGTACGAAAATAAAAGAGAGATGCGACAATGGACGCTTGATAGATTGGATAATTCAATAGGACATGAGGAAAATAATGTAGTAATATGTTGTTTAAAATGTAATCTGGAGAGAAGATGTATAAATAATGATAAATTTTTATTCACAAAGCAGTTTAAATTAATAAAAAAGACATGATAAAAAAGACATGAATGTATGTTTTCTTTTATCTCCAAATGTAACAAATTAATCTTAATATTTTAAGGATAAATATTAAGATTATAATAATTAATTAAAATATATGTCAAATAAATATATTTATTGGAAATGGGGAAAAGGTGAACTCATGAAAAAATCATATAGAAAAAAAGAAGATAAATGTCAAAAAGAAGATAAGCCTAATATAATTAGTGATAGAATAGATATAAGAGATAAAAATACGCGAGAAATAAATAGTGAAAGAATGGGTGAAAGAGAGTTGTTAATCCAAACCAGTATCAATCCTTTTATGTATTCGAATAATTATTTGGATGATTTAAAGGTACAAGATGAGCATTTAAGACCTTTGGATAGTAATATTAAAAGCGATACATAAGTATTTAAAGATGCTACGATTGGATAATGTACATGAGTAATCAGTATGCCACACAAAATAATCTTTTATTAAATAATTTACTTAAATTTTACAACAAAGATAATAATATTAATAAGATTTTGTCAATAATTAACGGAAATGCCCGAGAATCTTTGAGATTAATAGATTGGTTTGTCACAAATTATGCTAAGCAGAAATTTATTGGGTATGATTTAATAGATGTTAATGGTAAAACGAGACGATTTAAAGTATACATTGATTACAAATTAAAGTTGAAAGCGTATTCAAAAAAAAGGTTTGACCCATTTTGTAGATGGGATAGAATAGTAATACCATATGAAAATGATAAACATATTCAGACGACAATTGGTCAATTGAATTTTTTCAAGTGGGCATTGGAGAATAAAATACTCGATTATATTAAAGAACATTTGGATGAAATCGAGACAGACCAGACCAAACGAAATTCCACATCAAAGAAAAGAGAAAACAAAAAAAAGATTAAAACTAGAAAGAAAAGACAAGAACTATCATGTTCTGCAACGAAAAGCATCCGAAAAGAAGAAGTCAAAATTATATTGAAATTTGATTGAATGCTTCATTGATTCAATCGAATTATTTATTAATTTATAAAAATTGATAATTTGATAAGATATAATTAATATATCAATAATGTCTAACCCGCAAATACAAGAAATTTACCCAAATAATATTACCGATTGGCCCCAGCATATGCTTCTTGGAACTACAAAAAATATATGTGATGCGATTACAAAAAATAATCTTTGGGCATGGGTTAGAGATTACTCGCCACCAGAAGACAAAGGTTATATGTTTTGGAATCATCCAAATTTGAAACTTATTGAAAATGATGATAAAGTGGCTGCAGATGGTCATTCTGGATGTTCATGGGCGTGTTCAATGCGCGGAGCAGAGTGTATTGCAAAGGATGGTTGGTTTACATATTGTCAAAAGATGAAAAGGAATTGAAAGAGATAAGTAAATATAAGTAAATATAAGTAAATATAAGTAAATAATAAAGATAAATGTATAAATTATAATAACTTTTTCATGGGAAATCAAACATCGACTAGAAAGATAGGATTCGAAGACATACAATATATTGTTCAACGTAAAAAAAAGAACTATATATTGATAAATACAATGGGTACGACAGAACAATCATGTCTAATCCCGGGTACTTTAAAAATTCACGAAGAAGAAGCAACTATAAATAAATACCAATACAAAAAAATCCATATTATAATATATGGTAAAAATTCGAACGATGAAAGTATTTTTAAAAAATATGAACAATTGTTAAAATATGGCTTTTCTTCAGTATTTGTTTATACTGGTGGAATTTTTGAGTGGTTACTTTTGCAAGATGTTTATGGTGATGATGATTTTCCAACAGAAGGCGAGGAATTAGATATTTTAAAATATAAACCACAGACTATATTGCAAAACCAATTACTTTTATCAGATATAGATTGATTAGCTTAATCATTATAGTATTTTTTAACAATAATGTACATTAAGTGGTATTGAAATATTTTGCGATGGAATAAAAGAATCTATAAAATGAATAACCCCATCATACCATTCGTCGGGAATTTCATTTATAAATTCAATATTACCATCTAAAATTTTCACAGGTAAATTAATATTATTTATCCAATTTTCATGATAATCATGACATTTTTTGAGATATTCTATTGGAATGTTTTCACCTTCTCTAGCTCTTATATTTACTCTTTCCAAACTTTTTTCGGGGGTAGTTTTGATATATATAATACCCGTTAAAGGAACATCTTTTATAAATTCATCAAACCATTTTAAGTAAATATGATAATTAATTTGTTCTATTTTATTATCATCATATAGCATTTTTGCAAATATTTCTTTATCAGTGAATATAGACCTTTCTGTAATAATAATTGAATGTGGGTGTTTTTTGATGGCGTTTTTTAAAATATGTAAACGCGAAATATACGCCATCATTTGAAAAGAAAATGCGTATTTTTCTTGATTAGCATAGAATTTTTCTAATATTGTTATTCCATTATCATCTTTGATGGAATTCCAAACATCAACTGGTTCTTGAATGAATACTATATTTTTCCCGTTAATTCTAAGAATGCTTTCATTCAACATTTTTACAAATGTGGATTTCCCAGAACCAATATTCCCTTCAATGCTAAATATCAAAGTCATTTTATGTACATAAAAATATAAATTTATGTTGATTCAATTTAATGTTAAAAAATTGATTTTAAGGGAATAAGTTTGTTATATGTAAAATTAGAAATGGACTTAACACAGAAGAAATTAACAAGTGAAGAATGGAATGCATTAGAAAGACCTATTTCCAAGGAAGAGGATAGAATCCTTCAAATGATACAAGATGGGTTTGGTGATGTTAATATATCTTTCAATGATACACAAAGTTTAATGAATTTTATTAAAGTTACTGAAAATATCGACATGCATCATTCATATTTCTTTGAAAAATATTTCAAGAAAATAGTGTTAAAGTTGGTAAGCAAATATAGTTTGGATATTTCACAAACAAAAACAAAGAAAAAAACAAAACCTTTAAAAAAACGTGAGTTGATTAGAATAGCAAATGTTGATAAAAAAATAGATGAAATGCATGATAAAATCATTGAATTTGTGTTACTTTCATTATTATCAAAGTATTTGAAAATTGTAAATTCAAAAACAAAAAATGATGAAAAAATCTCAAAATCATATTTGATATATTATACAATAAGTCAAATAATGAAATATAATATTAGAAATATGAACCCTGAAATAATTAATTTATCACAATTGATTCTTTCGAAATTTAAAAATAAAATGAAAAAGAAGAAATTTGTTAAATATGCTTTTAAATTTATTGAGGAAAACAAAGAATTGCATAAATACAAAGATATTAAATTGTATGAACATCAAAAACAAATATTCACCAATTGCAAATCCAATGAGCCAAAATTAATATTGTATCAGGCGCCAACAGGAACTGGTAAAACAATAACACCCATAGGTTTAGTTTCTAAGCATAATTCTACACCCAAGAGACGTATTTTATTTGTTTGTGCAGCAAAACATATTGGTTTGCAGCTAGCGAAATCGTGTATTTCAATGAATATTAAAATTGCAGTAGCATTTGGATGTTCTGACCCTGGAGGTATTAGATTGCATTATTTCGCAGCAAAAGATTACGTTAAAAATCGCAGAACTGGTGGCATTTTCCGCGTTGACAATAGTGTTGGCGATGATGTACAAATCATGATATCCGACATTCGTTCATATTTGCCCGCCATGAGATATATGTTGGCATTCAACAAACCAGAGGAATTAATTTGGTATTGGGATGAACCAACTATAACACTGGATTACAAAGAACACGAATATCATCAGATTTTACAAGACAATTGGCAAAAAAATGAAATCCCCAACGTGATTTTATCTTCGGCAACACTGCCCTCAAAGGAAGATATTCACCCATGTATTCAAAGTTATATGTCTAAATTCAATTCCACAAATATCGTCAGCATAACTAGTCATGATTGTACAAAAACAATACCTATTTTAGATTCAAAAGGATTTGTTGTTCTACCTCATTTTGTATATGAGACATTTGATGAGTTAAAAAAATCTTTGGACCATATTAAAAAATTTCAAACAATTCTTAGGCATTTTGATTTAAGAGAAATAAGTTCGTTTATTATATATGTCAATAAGCATATTGATATTAAAGATAGATATAAAATCGAGAATTATTTTGAAGAGATTTCTGAAATTAGTTCCATAAGTATTAAACAATATTACGTCAAATTATTAGGTTCTTTAAAAAACAACTATGAAGCAGTATACAATCATTTCAAAGAAGTTCGAAAACCATTGTATAAATCTTGTATTAAAATAACAACAGAAGACTCGTACTCATTAACAGATGGTCCCACTATTTACATGGTTGAAAATGTAAAAAAAATTGCCCAATATTGTTTGAAAACATCCAAAATTCCTGCCAGTATTTTAGATTTTATGCATGAAATTATCAATAAAAATGACAGATTGGGTGCAAAAATTGATGAATTAGAAAGGGAATTAATCAAAAATGAAGACGAGGTCTCTTCTGGCGATAATCGTAAAGGAAAAGAAACATCCAGAGTGAGTAAAAATAAAAAAGATTCTAGAGAAGGTTCTGATGACCAATACAAAAAAGAAAAAGAAGTAATGCAAAAAATAAATGGATGGAAATCAATGCTTATTAAATTGGAATTAGACAATGAATTTGTACCAAATACACACGAACATCTGGAAAAATATGATAAACTAGAAGCAGGACAAAATGCTTTTAGTTCAGATATAGAAGAAAATATTATTGAAAAAATCATGCTGCTTAATATTGATGCCATTTGGAAAGTATTGTTAATGATGGGGATAGGAGTGTTTACAAATGAGTATTCATCTGATGTTTATAAAGGTAAGGACAAAATGTACAGGGATTATATTGCAATCATGAAAGAATTAGCCCAGAAACAACAACTTTACTTGATTATTGCATCTACAGATTACATTTATGGTACAAATTATCAATTTTGCCATGGTTATATTGGCAAAGATTTGGTAAATTTGACACAAGAAAAAGCAATCCAAGCAATTGGAAGAGTTGGGCGTAAAAATACCAGTGGGGTATATAGCATTCGCCTGAGAAATGATGATTTAATTCATTTGCTATTTAAGAAAAGTGAAAATATGATAGAAGTTAATAATATGAATAAATTGTTTGGATAAACCGCAAAGTTGAAAATTATGTATAAATATTTAAGTATATTAATCTAAACATTGACAACGACACCTTCGGGCAAGGTGTTTTTCACGATGGTATAATTCATTATGTTAAGTGATATTTTTCGCACAAACCACCCTAATAAAAATGATATTCCTCCAGTAATTAATAAATGTGTATTGTAATATTTGTTTATAATATTTGCAGTTATCACCATTGTAATAGCTCCAATGGTGCCTTCTATAATATTTTCAGTAGTTAGAATTATTATTTTTACCATATATAAATAATAATATATAAAAAAATGGTAATAGGTATATTAATGTTATCAAAACCCATTCAAAAAGGCAAACAATGCTGGTCAGACCAAAATTATTATATAGTTAAAGCATTGTCGGAAATTTATTTAAAAAATAATCCAAATCCAGAGTTTACACAGGAAGATTTTAAAATGAAATGTGAAATTTTCGAGATTCCGGATAATAAAACGTGTTTCGTTAGTGGTGTATTATCAAATGCATTTAGTGACCATATTTATGAAACCATCGATTATTTTAAATATACCGAAGAAAGAGGAATTAATGATAACTGGAATTTAGTCCCTGTTTGCGGGGAATATAATAAAACATATAAAAATTTCAAATTTACTCTCGAGGATGGGGAGAAAGTTAAAAAAAATATTGGATATGAAAATTTAACAGATGATGAATTATTGCATTTGATGTCTTCAACAAATAATAATCATATTCAAATGGCAGAAATATATGTAAAAATATTTACTTGGAAATTATATGCTGAGAAAAAGGGAGCTAAACTTTCTTTTAAAGAAACCCCTGAAATGACAATTATTAGAGAAAGATTTATTGATAATTATAATAAAATATGGGAACAATTTGAAGTTGATTGCATGTTGATTACAAAATAGTTTGCTTAGGCAAATATTCATGTCAAAATTTCAAACGACGTGAATAATTCATTAAATTATAATTTAAACGAATAATTTTATTTAAAATTATGAATATAATAGTTATTGATGATTTTTATAGAAACGCGGATGGAACTAGAGAATTCATTTTGACCCAACCATTCAACGTTGTAGGAAATTTTCCAGGCAAACGTACAACATCTTATGCAAACGACAAAATAAAGACTGCTTTTGAAAATGCAATAGGTAAAGAGATTATATACTGGCCTGATGGATATAATGGCTCATTTCAATACACAACATCAGATATGAATTCATGGGTGCATAGAGACCAAACATCATGGGCAGCTATATTATATTTAACACCCGAAGCCCCTGTTTCTTCCGGTACCGGTTTTTTTAAACATAAAAGAACCGGTATAGAAAACAAGAAACAATATGATAAAGCAGAAGGGAGTGTTAAAAAAGAGTTGGATAATGATAGTAATGATATGGATAAATGGGAAATGATAGACTATGTGGGAAATAAATATAATAGATTGGTATTGTTTCAAGGAACTAGAAATCATAAAAGTATGAAATATTTTGGAAAGAATAAAAATGATGGTAGATTATTTCAATTGTGGTTTTTTAATACGGGCGCAGATTTAAATCAATCGCAGCCAAAATGGGTTCCTCGGCCCCTTTTTTGTACACAATGTAATGTGCTTCTAAATATACCATTAGGTAAAAAAGTTAAAAAAAAGAAAAATATCTGTATTTTATTTTTTACAACAAGTCGATATGAATATTTAATACCTACAATGGAATCTTTTCATAGTAATGTGGATTTTGGGGATAATAATATATACAAAATATTGATAGATGATTATCCTTTACGAAGAAACGAAGATATTTTAAATAAATTAGTTGAAAAGTATAATATTGATAAATTAATTTTAAATGATGAGAATATGGGATATAGCGCCACATGGAAGAAAATGTGGCAAAACATTCCAAAAGATATGGATTATATATGGCATCAAGAAGACGATTTTACTTTTAATAAAAAGGTACATATTAATAGTTTAATCTCAATTCTTGAAAATAAGAAAATCCAATTATTTCAGATTTTTTTAAAGCGAAATATTGTTTTTGAAAAAAATGATTATATTAGAAATATTGAAAACAATACATGTGGAGAGAAAGTGGTTATTGATGAGCAAGAATTAGTATTATGCAATCATTATTTTAACCCTAATCCATGTCTTTATCCATACTGGATAACACAAGAGAACTATGCAGAAAATCCCCAAGAAACCCCAATCATAAATTATTTAAAAAAAAAGTATACATATGGATATTCTGCAATGTTTGGTGGTAGAAACGATGATAATATTATAAATCATATAGGAGAATATACACAAGGTAAAAAAGTATTGAAAGGAGAACCGGGTTGGGATTGGTTAAAAGAATATGACCCTGATAAAAAATATTATTCTGCGGGATATTTGAAAGAATTTACTGATTAATTGGTTGATAATTGGTTGATAATTGGTTGTATAATAATTTTCTAGGAAAAGTATTATATATGAATTTTATTTAAGTCAAATTATTTTAAACTAAGTGATTTTTCAGTTACATTTAATTACTATAAGCCAATCCACCCATGCCGCTCATGACGCGCAAGACATTGTAGTTGGTGGCGTAGACACGGACCTTAGCGGTGTCTTCGCCTCCAATTGCGTTGGTGGAGAGGACAAGCTGAAGAGTGGCGTTGTCAATGCGAGAGAAATTGCAAGTTCCAGATGGTTGGTGCTCCTCGGGGCGCAGGGCAAACGAGTAGACGTTAATACCAGTGTCTGGGTTGCGCGTGTGATGCTGGAATGGCTGAACAAGGTCAAAGTAGGTACCTTCACGCTCAGAGAAGCGGTCTTGTCCGTTAAGTTGAAGCTTGGCAGTGACAACTGGGTTTTGTCCCCAGCAGTGAAGAGCAAGGGCAGTTTCAGCAAGAACAAATGCACCTGCATCAGAAACGCCTGAATCCTCGTTTGTGTTTGGGAAGGCTGTGCCGGCACCACCAACCGTTGGTGTTCCATACTCAGCCCACTCCAGCATATTGGCAGTTAAATCATTGGCTCCAGGGTCCTGGAACATGCCATTGGAAGTGTTAATAAAGCCACCATCACCTCTAACCGATTTTGGGCCAGCGAAGGCAGCAATAGATGGCACAAGTGCATCAAGGGCATCGGTGTAGTTGAAAGCCTGTGCACCAAGTGCAGCGTTAAGATTTTCCCCTGGTGTAAAAGAAGAGCAGTAGTCTACATTTTTGTCTGGCTGGACAACAAAGACAACCTCTTTACAAGGGTGGTTGAAATTAAGTTTAACTTTGTTTGAAGAAGAACCGACGGATTCATCGCCAGTGAACTGGAGTTGTTCGATGAGGTATTCGTGTGGGTTCTGGGCCATGCGTCGGCGTTCATCCGTATCAAGGAAAACGTAATCAACGTAAAGCGAAGCGGCAACAAGTGATTTCTGGTAAGAAGCGGTGTCTTTGACCGAACTTTTCTTTGTCCCGTCCATCGAATTCACAGCGAAGAGACATTCATCCGAAGGGCGAAGCTCGAGGTTGATTTTGACTTCGTGGTATTGAAGTGCAATCAAAGGAAGTGCAAGTCCGGGGTTGCGGCAAAACCAGAACTGAAGTGGCACGTAAAGTGTCGTTTCAGGAAGGGCTCTGCGAGGAGCACAGACAGCGGCGGGGGTGTCGCCACTACTGCAAGCAGAGTCAACTTCAGCGAATTTAGGGTCACAGAGGTAGGTCAACTGAGTGGTTTGACCAACCATTTTGTTGTAACCACGTTCCTGTTCGGAAGTGAGTGTAAGCTGGTTCCAGATGTGCATCCAGTCACCATACTGGCGGTCGATGCGTTGTCCTCCAATCTCAACTTCAACCATGGAGATAAGCTGTTCACCTGGGAAATCAAGCCAGCGAGCCCAAACATCGCCATCGGGGTCGGTACAGCAGCCTTCTTGGCCAATCTCTGGGAGAGTGACTTGAAGGTAGGTGCGGTATGCAAGGTCACCATTTCTGGAGATAGTGCATTGGACTCTGCGGCCGAAATCGGCTTGTCCGTTAAAAGTTTGCTCAATGGATTCCATGGCAAAGTTGGTGTGTCTGCGGTATGTTACTTTCCAAAAGGTAATCTGAGGGTTACCGGTAAGGTAAACGTCTTGTGCGCCATAAGCTACTAGTTGCATTAATCCTCCTCCCATTTTGTTATACTATTGCTAAAGAAAAAAAAATTTTAATTAATTAATTAATTAATTAATTAGGAATTACCAAACCATATTAATAATGGTTTATATTAAAACCAGACTGGATATGCTGTTAAATATAATAATCATGAATTATATTTAATTATGAATTTAATCATAAAATTATTTTAAATTTTATGAATTATTAATAATACTATTTATATCAAAATTTTGTTCAATAAATTTTTTGAGATAATTATCTAGAAAAACCTCCTTTTTGTTTTCATGATTTTTTGTAAATATATAAACGTTTTCCTTTTTTTTTATTTTCCAACCTTCTTCTAAGGCATTGTACAAAAATGCCATTTTATGCAGTTTAATAGTATCTATTTGCAATGTTTTATCACTATTCATATTTTTTCTAAAGAAAAATATATATGAATTCAAACAGATAAAATGCAAATATAATTACTAAAAATAATTATTAAACACATATTATTATTAATAAATAAATGCCAAATTTTAAGCCTAAAGCTAAAAAAAAAATCAAAATCAAAGAGAATTCAATTGTGACGGTGGATAATAAACATCAAGAAATGATGAATAAATTTGAAAATGACGAAAAAAAAATAATCCCCAAATTAAAGAAAAATATTAAGTTGTTGAAAAAGAAAATAAAGAACAACGAAATATCTTTGGATGAAAAATTTGACTTGGATGATACTATTAAAAATTTAAAAAAAAAAGTTAACGAACTGAGAAAAGAAAAAAAGAAATATTTTTTAGATAATTCGGAGTATGTATTTAATTATTATGAAAATAAGCAAATATTGTCTGAGGATAATAATAATGATAAAAAAAAAATATTACATGCTTTTTTTAATCCAAAAACAAAAAAAAACACAGATGATAAAAAAAATGTTTTAAATAATTCTCAAAAATACCTTAATAACATAGATGAATCATTTTTTGATATTAATTTTTATGTCCAAACACACGAAATTTGTAATAAATGTGGAGGAGAATTGGTATCTGTAGAATCAGAAGGCGTTCTAATATGTAAAAAATGTTCTCAGCAGGTGAACTTTTTAATAGAACATGAAAAGCCTTCTTATAAGGAACCGCCTAAAGAAGTATGTTTTTATGCTTATAAGCGTATAAATCATTTTCGTGAAATTCTAGCACAATTTCAAGCCAAAGAAACCACACAAATTCCTAAAGAAGTGATTGATAATATAATTTTACAAATTAAAAAGGAAAGAATTACATTGGATTCAATTACTAATAAAAGGGCTAAAGATATATTGAAAAAATTGGGATATAATAAATATTACGAACACATACCTTTTATAAAAGATAAATTGGGAATAAAACCTCCGATAATGAAACAAAGATTGGAAGAAACCCTCTGTAGCCTTTTTATGGATATACAAAAACCTTATGCGAAACATTGTCCAGACGATAGAGTTAATTTTTTGAATTATTATTATGTATTATTTAAAATGTGTGAATTATTGGGAGAAACACAATTCTTACCTTATTTCCCGATGTTGAAAGACCCCGTGAAAAGAATAGAACAAGATGAAATCTGGAAAAAAATATGCAAAGAACTCCACTGGGAATTTGTACCTACAATATAAGTAAAATTGTAAACCAATAATTTAATGATATTTACTAAATAAAGAAATAAATATTATTATTTACATGCGCGGGAATCCAACAAGATTGGCACCCATCCCGAATCCGGCTCCTGAACGGGCGGAAACGGCCATTGACGGAACGTATGTATCAAGAATGCTAAATGTTGCGGCAGCAGTAAGCGCAATGAGCATAACTTCGTCAATTTTCATTGAACGTTTTGGAATAGCATAGGCAGCAATAGCAACCATGATACCTTCGACAACATATTTTACAATACGTCTAATAAGTTCACCTAAGTCAAGTATTTCTCCTAATTTACCGAGCATTTTTATATAATTCATTAAGAAAAAAATATAATATAAATTAAAACTTAAAATGATATATATTAAATATCATTATAATGCAACAAAATAATTCTAATTTTGAAAAACAATTTAATTCAAATGGAGACAAAAACCCTAAATATGTTGATTTGTTGGAAGAAGATAAAGCAATCGCTGGTCAAAAATTCGCATGTATAAGTTTTGTTTCGCCGGAAAATATTCTAAAAAAGAAAGAGGTCTTTTTTTTTGAACAATTCCTAAAACACTGGGATTTTACTAAATCAACAGAAAAATTTACTCAGTTTTTAAATTTCATGTCTTTTAAATACAATTTGAATTTTGATAAAATTATGGCGGATTTCCAAGAGTATGCTAAATCTGAAAAAGAAGAATTGGTAAAAACTTCAATCGACGACGATTATAAAAACTTTTTAGATGCTAAAGAAGATGATTTATCGGCAGAATTTTCCTCATTGTATGATTTCCAAACTAATACCCGAGGTATCAAAGTCAGAGGAGTGTTTGCAACTCAACAAGAAGCTGAATTAAGATGCAGAATGCTAAGAGAAGTTGACCCAAACCACGATGTTTATGTAGGACCAGTTGGTATGTGGATGCCATGGAATCCCGAAGCATACAAGACAGGTAGGGTTGAATATATGGAGGATGAATTAAATCAGTTGATGAAAGAAAAAAATCTTAATGAGCAGTCAGCAAAGCAGCAATTCGAAAAACGTGTAAAAGAAACCAAAAGGAACGCCATTGAAGAAAATAAAAAATTAGCAGGTGAAACAGGAAATAAGCTCACACAAAACATCGACAAAGATGGTAATCTTGTTGGTGTGACAAATATGAATACCGCGGGCGTAGAAGGTGAGGTATCTTCTGCGGACATTAGAAAAGAGCTATTTGAAGGCGAAAATGTTAGGACAAAAGCTTTTGATAAAAAGAAAGAAAATGATAACAATATTGTTGTTAATGAAAAGTCCGATTAAATGAATAATTAACGATTTTATATTAAATTTAATATAAAATAGTTGTATACATGGAGAAAAAAAACAATGCTTTATTTTTTTTAAAAAAATTACCTCCAATGACAAAACCATCCTCCAATAAGAAAATACCTGTAAATATTGAAAAAAACATTGTTGAAAATAAAACCCCCATTTTAAAAAATAATAAGAATAAAAAAAAAAGAGGAAAATGCACATTTGACGGGTGTAATGTAAAATTAAAAATTACTTCTCCTGAGTGTAGGTGCAGGTCAACATTTTGTGTCAAACATTTTGCCGCTGAAAAACACAATTGTACTTTTGATTATAAAAAATCATGTCGTGAAAATATTATTAAAAAAGGTTCATTGGATGGATGTGAAAATGATAAATTTCCGGATAGGATATAATTACCAACGATTCTTTTTAACATTGATTTTTGGACCTTTTCTTTGTGTCTTTGGGTCAAACATTTCTTCTTCGTCATCTGAACCTATATCTTTCGACATTTCCCAAAATTCTTTAGACCCAAGTTTAAAATCTCGGTGACCATCCGCTTTATACCAAAATATTTGTTCATCCAGTTTATTTGATTTGGCGTTATTGGCAATAACAAGACATTCATAGTTTTCCGTACATTGATCCATTACTTGACAAAAACTTTCAAACGTAGGAAACATTCCTGCATAATTTTCATAAATTCGTTTCCTATTATTGATATAAGGCTCGCGTAAAATAAACGTATAATCGATATTTGTACGCAAATTTGGCGGTACACCAAGCGGATACTGCATAGTTATAACTAACATTATTTTCCAATGTCTCCCATTCATAAATAGAAGTCTCATCAATTTATCCCGAGCCCATGAATTGTCATATAAACAATCATCAAGGATACAAAAGGTTCTTCCATCAATATTTGAACGACCATATGCTCCTTTCTCTTTATTTATTTGTTTAATAACCATTTTCTGTCTTTTTAAAATATTTTCAATAATAGCAGTATTATATTCATCATGAATAAATAATTTGGGAACCAATGTGCCATAAAATCCATTTCCAGCTTCTGTACCAGATATAACTGTACCAATAGGTATATCTTGATGATGATACAACAAATCTTTAACTAAAAATGATTTTCCTGTATCACGCCGACCTATCAAAACAATAACAGGGCCAGACGCCTTATTAGGATCAAATTTAATCCCCTTCATATCAAATTTTTTTAACTCCAAATTCATAGTAAAATTTTATTATATTATAAAAAAATTCAAATTACGCATTAATAAGTTTAAAGTATTTATTATTTTTGTCTTTAAAAACTAATGTTTGACATATATTATAAAAAAAACAACAACGATGTTCTTTTTGAATCATTTGAAAATATAGACATTGATAATCCTCAAAATTTTATTCCTTTGTATGGAAAATATTTTTCCCTAAAACCAGGAAATTATATAAATATTAATTTAAATCATCATTTTCACATACACGAAGTGTTATCAACAATTGAAAAAAATAAATTTTCATGTAAAATTAAATCTGAAAAGAAAATATTGCTACGAAATAGTTTTTTTAAATTTTCCCCATTACTGGATCCTGTTAAATATATGGTCGGGGAATATGATTCTTTAGGGGAAAATGAACGCAAATCTTTGCCAAATTTAGAAAATAACATATGCCATCAAAAAATATTAGATATGAATAATTCAGCATATACCGATAGTTTTTTTTCATATCTAAGTAGTCGATTATTAAACAATTGTTATTTTCCACATGGTCTAGATTTTTATGGTTCATTTTTAGGTATTCAAAAAAAATTTTTATATAATATAGCAGATGATATTGAATACATTCATGGTTCAACGCATTTTCATAAAAATCAAGATATTAAATTTAAAATAGAAAATATTGATTTATCAATGATTATTGATATCAATACTAGAAATTATAAAAAAAAACTTAATATAGGAAAAAATATTAGCAACAAAAGCACTATTCCAATTAACAACGATGATTTTGATGAGGTTTTTCATTTAAGTGATATCTCTTCAAATGGTCAAGAAAACGCAGATTTAATATTTGAGTTTGATTTACCCAAAACCCAAACGAAAAAAACAAATTCAACCTGTTCGTCTCGATCTTCAAATACAGAATCATCTAACATTGATGAAATCAGTGAATCCGATGAATCCGATGAATCTTATGAATCCGGTGAATCCGGTAGCGAAATAACAGATTTAGAAGTTAATACAATACTTTATAATTTCCCAGTTCAAATAATATGTCTTGAATGTTTAGATGCTACTTTGGATTCTTTATTGGAGGATGAAATAATGAACACTGAAGAATGGCGGGCTTGTCTTCTACAAATTATCATGACTCTTATTGCTTATCAGAAAGTTTTCGACTTTACCCACAATGATTTGCATACAAATAATATAATGTTTTCCAAAACCGAAAAACAATATTTATATTATAGATACAATCAAAAATATTATAAGGTGCCTACTTTTGGAAGAATTTTCAAGATAATTGATTTCGGAAGGGCTATTTATAAATTTAAAGGGAAACTCATGTGTAGTGATAGTTATAATAAAAAGGGTGACGCGGCCACACAATATAATTGTGAACCTTATTTCAATCCTAAGAAACCGCGATTAGAACCGAATCCTAGTTTTGATTTATGTCGATTGGCATGTGCTCTCTTTGACCACTTTGTCGAAGATGATGTTGAACCCACAGGCATGATGGCGAAACTTATGGTAGAATGGACAAAGGATGACAAGGGTCGGAATATTTTATACAAAAAAAATGGCGATGAACGATATCCAGAGTTTAAATTATATAAAATGATTGCGCGAACAGTTCACAAACATACACCACAAGCGCAATTAGAAAGACCATTATTCAAAAAATATTTGGTGACGCGTAAAAAAGTCGGTGGCAAAACAAAATTTGTGGATATTGATACCATGCCTATATTAACCGAATCTTAAATGAATATAATTGTTATATTAAATTCATTTGTGATTATATCATTTTAGGATTCTATATATTAATATCATTGCCATCATATTCACATGTTAATAATCTATTTCGTGCTCCACCAATACCTTCTTCGTCTGCAATGAGTTTCCATTGTTTCGCAAGTTCGACAACATCGGGTTGATTTTTAGCAGCATATAAATCTTTTATTTGTTGTCTGTTTCCTTTAGGATTTTCCCGCGGTTTCATCATTTGGATTTTTCTTCTATATTTGTTTTTTATCAGTTCTGATGCCTTTGTGAGTATGTATGGGATATGTTCACCTTGTAGTTGAAGATTTGTATCAAAATGCAAAGTCTTTGTGTTGTCCAATGTTTCCATATGAATAGATAAATTATCACGATTATTTAAATCATTGGGAAATTTACCGCTGTGTATTTTACGACATATTCCTTTCTCCTTCCAATGTTTATTTATCATTTCTGATATATAACCTCCATGCGAAACAATAAGAATAGCTGATGTTTCGTCCGCTCTGTCAGATTCTTCAAGTAGGTCATCAAGAATTTTCTCTCTGAATTTTTTCGATGGGTCTGATTTATTATATTCATTTAATTCTTTATCATCCATATTATCCAACTTTTCACCATTATCACATTTGTTGCCAACAAGTGATGCCACGCCTTTACAATAAGTGTCACTATCAATGCGTGTCGCAGAATTGACTGATGATTTTTTGCCGTAAATCATATCTTTTATAGGACCAATATATTTTTCTGCCGGATTTATTTTTTCCTTGACATATGGTATTCTCATATTTGTTTCGTTTACGACATTAAATCCGCGTTCCTTCAAAGCTTTTCTAATTAATGCCGCAGTTTGAACTGCTCTAGGAAGATGGGAAGAATAAATGCTGACTGATGCGATACCTTTATCTTTGAGGATATCATTCAAAATTATCCCAGCTCTTATAGATTGCAAAATACCTTCTTGTGTACAAAGTGCTTGTGTCCAAATACCTCTTTCATTTAACATCATTTTTTGCGCTTTACTCACTACATTTGCACAAGATTCACAATGTCTTACCCAAAATATTTTTTTTCCTTTGGGTTTTGAGTTATTGTAGATTTCAATTTTGTTCATCTCTCCAGTATTTAAATTATTACACGTTGAAGGACCGCATTTTTTTGGTTTTAATGGATGGTTGTCGGCAATCGATGAACATTTTTCAGGTGGTAAAAGGGGGCCCCAACTAGGATTTACATGGTTGCTATATTTTTGCGTCGTTGTTTTTAAAGAACGCGGTGAATCCTCCATTGAAGATGATCCTGATGAATTACCAGATTGTTGTTCTATATCTTCAAGATTTTTTTTAACCAATATTCCAATTACACCCCATCGCTTTTCAGCATCGTCAATAAATGCCATTTTTTCGTTTGTTTTTGTGTACAAAAACTCTAAAAGCAACCATTGTAATGTTAAATAATCAGATAATTCCTTTCTAGGATTTTCATTTTTTTTAATATCATAACCTATCATCTCACCCTTGTATATTTCTCCTGTCAACACATGATTTATTTTATATAGAAAGGTTTTCAAAAAATATTCAACTTTTATTATTTCTTCTTCGTTCCATTTTTTGGGGTTGTTCTTTTTTTTCCCAGAATTTATTTTTTTTATCGCCTGTCGAGCTTCTTCCCATATTTTTTTCATTTTTGTCAGTTCCCCTCTTGCTTCAGCTCGTTTCACAAAAGTTTTACCAATCGGTTTATTAAAAAAATTATCTATTGTTTTGCGTTTTGGATGTAAAGGAAAAGGATTCCAAGATTTTATTAACATTTTAATATTTTTCACAACTTCTAAAATTTTGACGACATCTGTTTTTTTTTTATTTTCAATATCTTCTAAATCTTGGAACATTTTCGCAACTTTTGCTGCGAATTTTTTTCTGTGTTTTCTGGGTTTTCTGGGTCTTTTTTTAGTTTTATGTGCTTTTTTAATCATTCTCGCTGGGTGGTGAATACGATGAGTTTGTTTTTTTATGTTTCTTTTAAGTTTTTCCATTTTTCTCTTATTTTCTTTATATCTTTTCCTTGTTGTATTTCCTTTCTTTCTACTTCTAATCATAATATATATAAATATGATGATTAAATTATTTAAAAATTTGGCGGAGATGTAAAAACCGCTGGCACTTTCAATTGATTTTGAAGCGGTCGTAATTGGTGTAAAACAAAATCTCCCCCTAAAACGCTTAAATATACTATTAATGTCTCTCTTAAAAGCGTTTTCAGAGTTTTATTTTCCTTTAAAACAAATCTCATTTCTAAAAATTTGAATAAAAGATATACGCATGCAATAACTAATGCGGTTATAAAAGTATTTGAATTCATTTTATATAATATATAAAAATCATATCGTCATTTTACCGCAATTATATCAATGTTTCAATGTCTGTTAATAATGGTGGTTTTTTTAATTCAAGTGAATTATCTAAAATTTGAACATCTAAAGCATCCAATTTCAATGAAGGTCCTTCATCAAAAATTTTCAGTGGCTCATCATAATCATCGTCGTCGTCGTCTTCTTCTTCAAGTTTTCTTTGTTCATTGCGCATAGCGCTTATCTCTTCCAATCTATCTATAGTTTTTGGTGCTGAAACCTGTTCGGTATAATTTTTTTTGTCATCATTAAGTATTGAGGTTTTATCAAAATTCAAAACGCTATCAATATCATTAAACTTAATATTTGTTTTATTATCAGATTTTGGTAACGTTGGTATAGTAATATCCATTGACGAGACAGCTTTTTCGCCTGTAGATTTTTGATTAACTTGCTTTGATTCTTTTAAAACTTCAGGTTCTTCAATCATTTTTTCCATTTCTTTAATGGTTTCTTCTATGTCTAATTTAACATTTTCTTTCTCTCCAGATTCCTTTAAAATTTCCTCATTTTTTTCTTTAATAACATCTTTTTTAATAGCGTCAGTGGCTTTTTTAATTTCTTCTTTTACTTCTTGTGATATAGTCTCTTCAGAATCAATATTGGGCACTTCAACTTCTTCTCTGACTTGTTCTTCTACAATTTCTTCTTCTGTAGTTTCATCCATATATGCTCTTAGTATTTTTTCTATGGGCATGCTTTCTCTAATGACATTTAATATACACTCTTTGCAAATAATCTCACATTCTCTCATATTTTTCTGATGTTCAAGTGGTTGAATATTTGTTTCAAACAAATAAATTACACTATAAAATTTACGCGCACATTTAATATAAATATTATGTATAAACTGGCTTAATTTCGGAATAGCAACATCTATTTTTTTCTGTTTTGTTGCAACTCTTATACTGGTTAATACTTTCAACTGAGTTATATGTACACATGTTAATAAATCTTCTAAATAACTACAATTACTTTCACTTATAATACGTCTCATTTCGGCATCAATAATTTGTTGATTCCATTTTGGAACTCTGGTTAAAAAATTTTGAAATGTCATTAGATATTTATCGTTTTCTTCATTATCAGAACATAATTTACATGCTTCGGAAAATATAGATTTTAAACCTTGGATGAGCAAAGGGGTTAAAATATTCACTAAATTTGCGGAATATTCATTTTTCGCTTCAGTTAAAACAGCCGTATTAAAATCATCCATTTATATTTCTTCTATATTTTCTAAAGATACTTCAGAACGCATATATGTGATGTTGATAATAAACATAATCAATAAAACTTCATTTCTAAATTCTTTTTTAATCTTGTCAAAAAAAATCAATAAAGAGAATTTTTTGGCATTTTCATTGTAATTTTTATAAATAAAATCTATTATATCTAAAGCCGAATATCCTTTTTCATACAATTTAATCGAAAAAATATAACATTTTGAAATATTTGAATAATTGTTATTATTTGTTAATTGTTTCTTTAACCAAATTTTTTTTTTTTCGATTAACGATATGTATTTTTTTGTATATTTCTGTCTTTTAAAATCATATAAACTCTTTTTTTCATTTAAAATTACGGGCAATGGTATATAAATATTGCAAAATCTGGAAAGAATTGGTTTTAATAAAGAATTTGGGTTTTCTATAACTATAAAAAAACGAGTCGTATGACTAAATTGTTCGATGCATCTGCGGAGAGCAGATTGAGCGTCTGTTGTCAACTTATCTGCATTAAATAATATTATACTTTTAAAAATATTCCCGTTCTCAACATAAATATTGGTTTTCGCAAAAAATTTCAACTCATCTCTGATAAAACGAATACCTTTACTATGTGCGCAATTGATAAACATCGTATATTTTTTGATTTTTTCAGGAGTTTCATAAATGTTTTTGATAAAATAATCCATAATATATTTTTTCCCACATCCAGAAGGACCATTGAAAATTATATGCGGAATGTTTTTTTCTTTAATAAACAAATCTAATTTTTTTTTAATTTCATCATGAATCTCGATATTATCATGAATCTCGATATTATCATGAATCTCGATATTATCATGAATCTCGATATTATCACTCATTAATAAATATATAATTAT